AACTGCCTTTGATGATAGAGTAACGAAAATGGGGCTGTGGCGGAATTGGTAGACGCACCAGATTTAGGTTCTGGCGCCGCAAGGTGTGAGAGTTCGAGTCTCTCCAGCCCCACCATTTTCGGATAGTGGATAAATAGTCTCAAACCTATACTAAACCTGCCTTTGGGCAGGTTTTTTTATTGTCTAAAATTTGTTGAATAAATAAAACTATTAGCTTTGGCGCAGTTTTGTCGCAGTTTCTACAATTCAACTACCGAGCAATCCTCGGTAGACATAAATTGAGGCTCATTCTAATCTAATTCTCGATTACTCTATCTAGTTAGCGACTCACTCATAACAGATAATACCCTCTCTACTTCATTCGTCATGTCCTTTAATGTCTCAACGATACCCGTTCTAATATCTAGTTCAGGAAATGTAAATACTATATCAACTGGAATATCTAATTTTTTATGGAATAGATATGTAGTTGGGAGAACAGCATCACCAATAAAGTAAGGATGAACAAAGAAACCCTGCCATACAATATCTCTTCTAGAATTAGAGATAATCATGTTAGTAATGTTGATATTTGGAGGGAAATCTGGGACAAGTTCACGAATTCTTGCACTCGATAATTTTGTTAAATTACCTGCGGAAATAGGAAGCTTATGCTTATCCTCTATATTAGTTTTATGAATTAAATATAGTAAAACATTTCCACTTTTACCTGCATAAGGTTTAACGCTCGCTATGGCTGAATAAAATTCATTACTTACATTACTTACATTCCCCCCTAAACTCCTCTTAATTGTTTCGGGAAAATTATCAATATCTTTTGCGAAAGGAAATTGAATGTTTCTATGCTTTTTTCCCTCCACATGTGGACTTACTGCCTGCCAATAAGCATGATCTAAAGCAGATCTAAGGTTATGAATAACATCTCCACAACGAGTAACAGTCATATCGAAAGACTCTTCATTTACTTTGGCGAAAGTAGATTTCTCAAGAGTTGTAGTGTTTGTTTCTAGGAAATAGCTATACGGTGGGTCTGTTACTAAGTTTTTGGAAATCTCTGCTATAAGCTCTCTAGCTCTTCTAATTTTATTTTCCGCACTTTTAAACTTCATTATTTCTCCTAGGCAATATTTCTTAAGTTGGTCTGATTGATTTATTGTTCTTCAAATACTACCCCAAAAACCATTTAACATTTATTCACCATAATCCAACTTCATCATCTCAGCTTGCATACGCTCGGTATTAATCCACTTTGCATAGATTTTGGTGAACGTGATGATATCATGGCCCATCTGATAAGCTGCTGCAGAAACATCGATCATACTATTGAGCATTGTAGTCGCGTAAGTATGACGACAATTATAAGCAGGTCGCATTCTTATACCGATCACTGGTAGCACTTCCTGAAACTTCTCAGACAATTTGTCCGGTCTTGTCCATGGCTCATCGGTATGCAAGCTGATAAACAGCCGCGACTGGTGGCCAGTTAGTTGCTTGAGTCTATCCAATACGACCAATATCTTATCATTGAGATAGATATTACGGATCTCATTAGTCTTAGTTGATAGCTGAACTTTACCACTGCTCAACGTCTTGCTTATTTTCGCTAATCGATTGGTTATATCTATGTCAGCCCAGTCTATGGCCAATGATTCGCCAGGACGACAACCGGTCCAAAACTGCCAAACGAAATACAAATACCAAATCTCTTTCTCATCAGTCCAATGGCTTTGCATATAGTCAAGTATGGCCAAACGCTCATTAGGCAAAAACGGATCTGGCTCATCCTTTTGGGTTTTCTTATTACGTATACGTTTAGTGGGCAACTCTTCAATAATTTCATCAATAAACGCTAAATCAAACACTCCGCGCAGTGGCGTGAGTGCGTCATTAGCAGTTTTAGCGCTGCTAAAGTCATTCTGTGCGAGTGCAGTGCGTACCATTGCCGGGGTTATGTCTGCAATTGCCATAGATGCAAAAAAAGGCATCCACTTATTTTTGAGGATGCCTTTATATTTACGTCTAGTGCCTATATTGCCGCTATCTAAGCTATCAAGATAAAGCTGCGCATAGTCTGCAAAAAGTGGTCTATCATCTGCCGCCGTCTCATCAATGATGTTACAAGCCAATTCAATATCTGTTACTGTCAGATTTTCCCACTTTCTACGAGCCATCAAACTAGCTCGTAGCTTTCCCGCTTGGGCAATATTTTTTGGCGTCGCCGTGTACGGGAGAACGAAGTACCTGCGCCCTTCTCCTTTGATTGGGATATTAATTTCGACGCTGCCGCTTCGCACTCTAACGCCTTTTGGATACCCTGTTGGTCCAGCCATTCATTCCACCCGTTTAGACTAAAGTAAATCTTATTATCAATCTTTTTCCACACCACACCCTCAGGCCATTTATCTTTTGCCATGTATAAGCGTTCGTGTGGTAGACCAATAAGTTTACCAAATTGCGAAAGTGTTACCCAGTCTAACGGAACATTTGATTTGATAATTTCAATAACGTCCACAGCTATTCTCCTCACCTCGCTTATCTAAAACACGGTAAGCAACATCGATTCTGGTTACCGCTTCAAATACTTCTTCACATTCATCACATTCATGCTCAAAATCATCACCATCATGGCCGCCATACTCAAGCCAATCATCTGTATCTTGCACAGCGTCGCAATAAGGACATTTGACATCACTCACACTCACTCTCCCTTGCTTAATTCAATCGACAACAACCAAATCACGGCGACTACCAACATGCCAAGCAAGATAGCTGTGCCGGTGATTACTAATAATTGCTCATTATTGGTTAACATCACCCACCCCTTCTCTCAAATACGCTTTGGCAGTCTACACAGAGCGTTACCCCGCCCACTGCTTGCCGTCTAGCCGGTATATCTTCGCCACATTCCAAACATTCTGTCAGTGACGGTTTATCAAATTTTGGCGCGCGACTTAGGCAGTGAGCCAGTGTTAAATCAACATAGTCGTTTGCGCGATCAGCTTCATCAGCCATTTTAAAATCCTTATAAAAACCCTACCCCAAACAATAAGAGCAGGGCTTAAAACCTTAATTTAGTGTTTAACCCTGGAATTGACCGATGCAGACGCTAACCCCATCAAACACACGGGTTGCAACAATATCTGCAAACTCTTTCGCCAGCTCATCGCGCACATATTGCAATGCCTTAATTTCAAGCTTAAATACTGGCTGCCCATCGTCGTTGCTAATACCCAATCGCAAAGCAATATTACGCGCTGGTATGCCCTGATAGCACTCATCGTTGACAGTAAAATACGCAGGCAATGCCCCATCAATACTTTTTGCCTCAACTGATTCTAAGCGTGAGCGCGTTTCGCGGTAATTACCCGCATGACTGTCTGTTTGGGCGCTCTCATCAATACGCATGTTGCGTACTGCATTGATAGCTTTGGCATTTTCAATTTCATTGCCGTCAGCATCACGAGCAATGACCTTATGACCCCAGTCTTCCAAAAATTCCGCAAATACTTTTTGTTTGCAGCGCCCCATATCGTGCATAGACACCAAATTTTTAAACATAACAGTACGCTCAGCATTCAAAACTGCTCGATGATCAAGGTGCCCTTGCTCAAAATCATCCGCATCAAAGTTCAGTATTGCTACAGCCTGCATCTGATTTTTATCAATAAACACGCTGATATGTTCAGGCTGAGCATTGATTTCAATGTAGTCAGCAAAGCTGTCGATATCAGTTGTTGCAAATGTACCGCGCTTACGGTGGCGGCCCGCTTCAAATTGCTCTAAATTAAGCACCTTTGCATTTGGATTGATCAGCGCAGTTTGCCCATTGATATATTTGTGATCTAATAGTGAGCTATCAGCAGCAAGCGCTGCCGCAACTGCTGATTCAGTTTGGTAATCTTTATAATATGACATGGTATAATCCTAATTGAGATGAGTTTGTTTGTTGGTGATAAGCGAGTGTTAGAGCACTCACTTATCGTTGTAGATGAATTTGGTTAGACGTCTGTTTCTTGGTTGGTTTGGTCAAACAGACCAGCCGTATGATTTGCATACAGGCTCATCTCACCACCTTTATTGACATGCATCGGTGTTTTGCGTGCATAGTCTTCTTTACGGCTACCGAACTTTTCAGGCGCTAGATATTCAAGCTTATGCTTGATACCTACTTGCATAGACTCTTTATCACCCATCTGTTCGATATCCAGGGTAATTTTAACTTGGCCCTTCTTACCCGTAGCAACCACCGCATCCGCGACATCACTTAAGGCATGGCCGATTTGGTCAGCAAACGCACCGCCAGTTAAATCGCCTAGGAATTTAGTGGTATCTGTTGGTTTTAAATTACTCATAGTCTTGCTCCAGTTATGCCCTTATGGGCAGTTAAAATTAATAATTAAGTTCAAGCCATCTTCTCAACATTCGCTTCGATACGCTTATAGCCGATACCGTAGCGATATTCTATTTTCATCCCACGGTCAGCCAAGCGACATGCCCGACCAACCAGGTGACGACCAGCACTGCATGCGTCTACAATTTCCCAGCAGCTTGTGTCTACTTCTAGCCAACTCAGGCCATAATTATTTGCTGCAAACGTGATTCTTTTAATCTTTTTTGACATTACTACTCTCACTTGCTTGGATCATTGCATCTGCCCAGTCACGTATGTCTTTTAAGCGGTCGATGCTGAATTTTTTAAGGATATAAATATCTGCTTTGTCTGGCATTTTGTTATGCGGCGTTTGCAGCTTGATAAATAGTGCGTCATCTCTGACAAATAAATGAGCACGGCGGTTAAGGGATAATGTTTTACTCATCGCTTTAGCTCCCGTAATATCAGACTTTTAATCGTACCGGCTGCGTATAACTGCCCGTTTTTACCATCGATGTTGACGACATGATGATTACGGGTGCCGTAATGCTCACGATTGATTGCCAAGTAATAGCCGTGATGCTCAAACTTCTTGCGCTTGTCGATACGATTACGGATTTGACATTTATAGTTATCAGGTGTGCAGCTGAGTAAGACGCTGATATCAGGTACGACGCCCTCAGTGTCCCAAAGCGGCTGAATCATACGACGTTTGACAGCAGAGTCAGCATTACGATGCTTATCAAACAAGATGACATCCAAGTGGCTATAGTTGCCAAGCAAGTAGTCATCAACAAAGTTGACTACATCGATACCGCGCTCAAGTACGATAACGTCAGTGATAATGCCTTGCGCATTTAAGCACCGCTGCACGCGTTCGCAGGCTGTAGTGACACCGATGTGTGGTGCGCCACTGATATTAATTAGCAAAGGCCCTTTACGTTTTTGGTTATTGATAGACATTACGCCACCTCACTGTGTTCGCTATTGGCAGCTACAGTGTCAAGTAGCGGCTCAAGGTTGATGTTATGAGCAAACGCCTTGCGTAAGTCAGCTTCTAAATGTACCAATACAGCCCAATACATTGGATTGATACGGCAACGACGCTGTGACACTTGCACGATTACTAGGCGCAGTTGCTCAGCGACATCAAGCATAGTGTGCTGGTCGCGTAGTTCGATGGGCTTGGTAATATGCCTGCACCACTGGTTTTCGGCATCACGTAAAGCGGTACGGCTGACAGCGTTGCTAAGTTTGGCGTTGTGCATGAGCGATACTAAGATAGTACTCGGCTTGATATTGGCGATATTACGCATAACAAGCCTCCAACGCCGCACGGAATGCTGGCAGTTCGGCTTCGGTTATTGTCCGCAAAATTGCAAACGCGTCGCTATCAGTATTCCAACTAGCATCTGCGGCTGCGCCAGTATCCCAAAAGACCAATAAATCCGCTATTTTAGGTTTTTGGCGGTTATCTACTAAAACAGCGTAGCTATTTAAAGGTTCGTAAATCAAAATATCCCACGCCATCAACTTATTTCCGCCAATCGCATAGTCGTCATCACTGAAGCGGTCCATGCTATGCATGCGCTGTATAAGAGTTTCGGATAGGTTTTTGATAAAGATAAGCTGCATATCAGCTTGGGTGATTTGTGGTATTGACTCAGACAGCCAATTACGTTGGTCTAATACGTCATCGATATGTGGGACGCATTCATCTAAGTCGCTACCGCTTAGATAATCGACATCGTTGACAGTTTCGCGTTTAAGATCATTTTCCCAAGGAGAGTACGTTATAGGCGAATCATTAGCCGCTTCAGCTTGCATGGCAGCAAGTAAACGGTCGCCATGACTGTCATTTTTAACTGACAGCGCACGCGTCACTTCGTCTAGTTTATCTTTTAAAGAGTCAATTACGACTTTGGTTTCATCATCAAAACCGATTTCAAAGCGGCTGATTAGCTTGCCTAGTTTGGTTTGAGTGCTCATGCCACACCCCCCATCGTCATAGCGACAATCAATAGGGTGCAAAGCGCCATAAACCAGCGTGTATTTCTATGCGCTCGTTTGGCGTTTATCTCACTTTGGGTGAGTTTTTGCTCAGCGGCTTGGAGTTGCTGATTGCGTTCGGCGAGGATTATCTGTAAGCGCTCAAACTCGGCTTGAGCGCGAGAGGATTGCAAGATGTCTTGAATGTTTGGATGTGACATGACGATATACCCGTTTTGTTGATTACGGGTATATAATTACATTTGTAATTCAGACTGTCAATTACTTTTGTAATTTATTATCAATAATAAGTAGTTTTATAATTACAAATTGATTGTTTATATGTAATTACTTCATGTAATTATTTGTAGATAGCTATTAATATTTAACAAAATGCATGTTCAAGAAGCCTTATAGCTTACTAAATGTATATCGTACGCGAGCTTCCATGCTGAAATCATAGAACTTATCCTTATTAACAATTTGGTCGGGATATCTAACTTTATCAGCATTGTCGCTGACCAAGGTTACCGTACCATCTAAGTTTTTAAATGCGCGCTTACATATAGACTCTCCATCGGCATTAAAAACATAGATTTTGTTACTAATGAAATTGTCATATTCTTTTTCATTAGTATTAACCAGCATTAAGGTGCCATGGGGAATCGTATAGCCCATGCTATCTCCGCATGCATGCATTAGCAGTAAGCCATTACCATCAATAGGTAAGTCGTTCTCACGCAAAAATTCGATTGTGAACGCAATCATTCCTTTTTGCTCTGGATGTTCTAAGTTTACGTAACCACCACCACAGCTGGCCTTTAAGTCTTTGTATGGCACATTGACTAACGGGTAATCAGTCGTCCCGCCTACTATTACATAATCACTAGTCTTGTCATTATTGTGCTCAATATCGTGTGCATTCTCATTCTCAATCTGTTTATCACCAGAGCCTGATATTAACCAGGACAAATTAACCCCAAGCGCCTTTGCCAATGCTTCCGTATAACTACTACTTTTCCCGTTGCGGCGCTCAAGGTTGCCTATTACTGATGGGTCAGCTCCGATCATTTCACCTAACTGTGCTTGAGTAAGTTTTTTCTCTTTTCGCACAAACCTTACGCGTTTGGCTAGTGTGTCTAAGTCAGGTTCCATAAGTATCTCCCAAAGTTTACAAACATAATAATTACAAATGAAATGATGCGCCACTTACAAAAGTAATTGACAATATGACTTACAAATGTAATTATATTGCTAACTAATAAAGACAAAGGTAATTTTATGACTCATTCCAAATCTATCCCGCCTACACTGCTAGCTCTACAAAAAGCAATCAATATCGCAGGCGGACAAGCAGAACTATCAGTAAAAATCGGTCTGGAGCGTACATCTTCAAATGTTGGAGTGATGGTCTCTAGGGATAAAAAAGCCTCTGCTAAGTATGTTGCAAAAATTAGCGAAGCTACTGGAGTCCCATGTCACGAGTTACGTCCAGATATATTCCCTACTCCCGAACCAGCAAACGATCCAAGTAATCAACAATCAATAGCTTAACGCTAAAGCAGAAATAAAAGAACGACAATAACGGGGGCAATATGTCGAAGCAAAAATATACAGAAGCAGAGCGCGCCGAAAAATGCGCATTAGACCTAGAAGCAGCAGTCTATCAAGCTGCGATGAAACCACGCGGCACGCTTGGCAGTATCTGTGAGACATTTGGGCTTAATTACAATACAGCGGCCCTGCAAGTCAACCCAAAGCGTACAAGTCACACGTTATCGCCGTCACTTATTGAACAAATCTTAAGCGCCACACAATCATCACTCATTATGGATGCTATCTGCTGCGCTCATGGCAACGCCGCGTGGTTTTTGCTACCTGACGATGACAACCAGTGCGACGAAATGATTGATATTGCTTTGCTTGGTCAAAAGTTTGCAGACCTCAATAGCACCTCACTGGATGCTTATGCTGACAAAATCATTGAGCCTGACGAATATGCTCGTATGCAAAAAGATGCTCAAGCACTACAGCGTCACATTCAAACGATTTTAGAAAACGCCAAGCGCAATATGGAGAGACACAATGACAGATAAACGCACCCCTTTAGACTTTGACGCCATACGTGCAGCAGCTGTCGGCAACTATGTCTCGACTATCTTTCCTGCTGCTGGTATCAGCTTCACTAAACCTGCCCATCAGCATCAGTCATGTCCTATGTGCGGCGGTTCTAATAGATTTCGTTGTGATGATAAGCGCGGTGAAGGCACTTGGATATGCTCACAGTGCGGCGCTGGTAATGGCTTCATGCTCGTACAGCAATACACTGGTCTTGATGTTTATGAGACTAACAAGCTGATTGCAGGTGCTATTGGCCTTGATGCGACCAGCACAGTCACAGATGAGCAACGCGCTCAGTGGCAATCACAGCAAGTCGAGCGTGAAGCAGCAGAGAAAGCTGAAAAGCGTCAGGCTCGCATTGATGCCGCCAGCCGCGCCCAAAGCATTTGGGACAACTCAAAGCCCGCAGCTGACGATCACCCTTATTTGTTACGCAAAAACGTCTCAGCAATTGGGTTGAGCCAAGACGCTAATGATAACTTAATCATCCCTATGTATTATCACAATACTGAAAAACAACAAATAACACTGGTCAACGTGCAAACCATTGCACCTGATAGCGAAAAGTTGTTTTTAAAAGGCGGCTTGGTAAGCGGCGCTTACTTTACGATTGGCAGTCCTGCTATGTTTGGTGGCGGCGTGATACTCATTTGTGAAGGTTATGCCACTGGCGCTACTGTGTTTGATGCTATGAGTTACAGCCTGCCTGTGATTGTGGCCTTCAACGCAAACAATCTAATACCGGTCGCCCAATCTATACGCGCTCAATATCCTGACCACCGCATTATTATCTGTGCTGATGATGACAGCGCGACTGCTGCCAAGATGCGTGATAAAGACATCGCGGACGGTAAAGAGCCAAAACCGCTTGTTGAATATAACGCCGGTATTCATAAGGCCCAGCAAGCTGCTATTAGTATCAATGGTGAGATAGTCACCCCAAGCTTCGATATATTAGACATAGATAAGGATGCGGCGTAATGCAAGGCAAACAACATACAGACTTTAACGACCTCGCCGCTGCTGCTGGACTCAATGAAGTAGCACGTCAAATCAAGCACGCGCTAGCAAACAAATCAATCGTGACTCAAGCTGCCAATGACGATCAGGCTAATAATACTGCGCCTACTACTCAACATAACGGCAATGTACCGGCTGACGTTGAACAAGAAATGCGACTGGCGGCGATGCTCAAGCGCTACGCTCAAATCACTGATATTGGTAAAGTGACCAATAAAGTCTATGACACTGAGCAAAAGATTGAATATACCAAGACGCAGTTTGCTAATGAGATTGGCAATAAGAAATTAGCGGCGCGTTGGTGGGAAACAAAGCATCGTAAGATTGCAAAGTCAGAGGTCGCAAAAGATCTTGATGTAATGATGGCTGTCGAAGCTCAATCGATGTTTCAGCGTTACTTCCTTATCTATGGCACCAAAGAAGTTTGGGATGACGTTGAGCGTATTCGTTTGCCCGTTGATACCATCAAACTAGCACGCCCTAATGAGTATGAGATTTGGCTTAAGTCAGAGGCGCGTATTACTATCAAAGCGGATAACATCTGGTTTGACCCTACTCGCACCAAAACACCCAAGCATGACAAAGATATTGCTATCAATACGTTTGATGGCCTACCGTTAAAACCTATTGAGACAGATATCAAAGACGCTGCCAAGATGTGCAAGCCGATCACTGACCTGCTATTACATTTGTGCGAAGGCAAACAAGAAGTCTATGAGTGGGTGCTTAGATGGTTAGCTATTCCATTACAGCAACCTGGTACCAAGCTTGATACGGCTCTTATCTTTCACGGTGAAGTACAAGGCGCCGGTAAGTCGCTATTCTTTGACCGTATCATGAGCCGCATCTATGGCGATTACGCGGTAACGCTTGGTCAAGGTCAGCTTGAGTCTCAATATAATGATTGGGTATCAAACAAACTTTATGCATTATTTGAAGAGATATTTAGCGGCAGTGACCGCTATTCACAGATGGGTATGGTTAAGCAGCTCATCACTGGCAATACAATCTATATCAGTAAAAAGTTTATGAGCGGTTGGCAGCAAGATAACTTTGTTAATGCGATATTCTTATCAAACAATATGATGCCACTGTCATTAGAACAAAACGATAGACGTCATGTTGTCTGCTATCCACAACAAAAGATTCCCGCACCCATTTTAAATGACGTCGCGGCAGCATTATCTGACACTGACGACAAGATGCTACGCGCTTTCTACACTTTGCTCATGATGACTGATTTAAAAGACCAGACAGCAC